TGGGCTTTATAAGTTTCTTCCATCCATTGTTCGCTAATGGTAAATGCGTTAATGTAACCTGTAAAAAACTTATAAAGCCCATTATCACCGCCAGTTGTAATTAAAGCATTGTTTGTGTCAAAGAACCCATGCCACATTTCAATCTTTGAACCTTTAATGTTTTGACCTAACACCCAACCAAGCAATGCTGTATCAATACCAACAAGCGTAACCGATGTTTCATTAGCCGTTGATTTAATGTCGCGTTGAACATCGCCAATTTGAACTAAGGCTGATAAGCCATTAAAGGTTTGCGGTATGCCACCAAGCGTTACAGTTATGTCATAAGGTGCAGTTGAAAATAACGACACCGTTGTTACGCCTGCAACAACAGTTGTAACGCGCACAAAGTCCGCTAGGCGAATGTTATTTGTATTTTGAACTGGTAGTATGTCTTGCATTATAAAACCGCCTCAAACGCTTTAAAAGTGCCATTCCATGAAATGAAACTGTCATTGGTCATTGGAACTAATGTATAAGTTGGATATTCACGCAAGATTACGCAGAATGTAACGCCTGCGTATGTTGCACCACCTAATGCAATAGTTGTTCCAAATTGACCAATAACACATTGCATAGGTGTAGTTAATGGAGTTATAAGGCTTCTATGAACTGGAATGTTTACCGTTGTTCCAATGCCGCGTTGAACATCGGCGGTTGCAATATAAGCATAACGACCTACTTGGCAAAAATCGCCTGTGCGGACAATGTAAGTGCCGCTTGAAACTGACGGCAACGCACCTAGAACCAATGTTTTATTTGCGCTTGATGTTTGCCATTCACACGCCGCTACTTGTGAGTTATTAAGCCCACCTTGATAGTTAATGTAATTTACCCATCCAGTAGAACCAAAGTTTAAGTATTGTTCAGTTGCTTTGTCCGCTTCACGCAATGCACTAAGCAAAGGGCGGTTTTGGCTGTAAAGCAAATATGCCATTGGCTTAATGTCAAAGCCAAAAGGTTGAACGGTAAGAATTTCGGATGTGCTTATGCGTTGGTTGCGTGATACCATTTGACCAATAAAGCGTTGGTCGTTTATTCCAACACTTTCTGCCACCGATAAAATTGTGTTTAATGTAGCCATTTTATTCTACCTTGATTGTGGCAAGCCGCGTTGCGCTGATTGATTAGCGGCAAATATAGCGTTCTTATTTTTAGCAAGGAATTGAACACCGCTTTGCGTGTCAATCGCGTTCATGTTTTGTATCACCGTTCCATTATAAACTGTTTGTGGCTGACCGCCCATCATTGATGATAATTGATTGTTTGGAATGATTGTGCCTGCGGTGCGTGGAACAAATAATTCTGCGCCGCGTTCGCCAACTAAACTTGGAACGCCAACAGGCGGTTCGCCACCATCGGCAAAAAATCCACCAAGCAAACCTGCGCCATTATTAAAATCTGTTGAACTGCTAAACAATCCAAAACCGCCACCGCCACCACCAAGCATCCCAAATAAACCACTCATTTGCGATTGCAGTTGAAGTTTTAACAAACCTTTAATCATGTCTGAAACTAAACTACCAAATGAAAGTTTACCTGTTTCAACAAATCGGTCTAATGCTGAACTCATACCATTAAACATAGTGCTAAATGCTTCAGCACCTAACGCCGCGCTGTCTTGCGACCTTTCAACAAAGTTGTTATATGCTTTGTTCCATCCTGCTTGAAATGTATTTTGCGCCCTTGCATTGGCTTCATCTGCTTGGATGTTGTTCATGCTTGCAATAGCAAAATCATAAATTTGCTGGTCAGTTTCCAAGCCTTTTTCTTTCTTATCCAAGATGGCTTGTTGCAAATCATAATAACGCAACGCAAGTTGAACTTGGGTGTCGCTTTGACCTGCCATTGATTTTTCAATACCTAATCTTTCGGTGGCAATCTCAAGGTTTTTAATTTCAAGTTTGTTTGCTTCACGCGCATCTTGTTTAAGTTTGCCTTTTGCTAATTCATTTTCCATTGATAACTTCTGATAATTCAATTCTTCAATGGCTAAGTCTTTTGCTGTTGCCGCATCTATCATGCGTTTTTTTAAGGCTTCATCTTTTATCTTGTCGTAAGCCCCACCTTTTTCAAATTCTAAATTAAGTTTTTGAACTTCGGTTAGGGTCTTGCCCATGTTTTCAGTTTCAGATTTAGTTAAAACAAGTTTGCGTTCCAAATCTTCTTTTTGTTTTTTAACTTGGTCGGCATACTTTTCAGCATCTTTAAGTTTTTGTCTGTCGGCTTCCGCTTGCTTGGCTTCGTTAGCCGCAATGATTTTAGAAAGCCTAGCAATTTCCGCTTGACGGGCTTTTTCTGCTTCCGCCAATTCATCTTTTGTTTTAAATGGACTACTGCGTTGCGGCAGTTTTAATGTGCCATTATATTCTTGAAATCCATCATCTTTAGTTGGCTGAATTAAATCGCTTGAACCGCCAAATACATCGGTTAAAGTTTTTTGTCCTTTGCCGCCATCTGCTTTATATTTATCTAAAACAGAACCATCTTCAAATAACCCTGCCAATTCTTTTCTTGCCGCAACAAGCATTTGAACAAATCGTTCAGCACCTTGCGCCCATGCTTTAAATGCGCCGCCTAATTCAACAGCAAAACCTGCTTTCATGTTCATAAAAATGCGGTCTAATATATCAAACGCATCCCCAGCATTTTTAAACGCTGTCGCCGTTCCTTCAAACGCGCCCTTGGTTTTTTCCAAATCGGCGTTCATGCCTTTAATGTCTATGCCTTTAATTGCCTTGCCAAACAATTCCATAGCCATCGCATTGCGTGTCATTGGATTTTCTATTTGGGCAAGACTGTTTAAGGTTTTCCTAAACAATTCATCGGGGCTTAATTTTTTTATGTCAGATATTGAAACGCCAAGTTTGGCAAATGTTTCTTCTGCTTTTTTATTGCCTGTTCCGGCTTCGTCTAGTTTGTTGGCTAATGATGAAAATAGTTTGCCTACATTTTCGGCTTCACCACCATTAAGGGTTAAGGCTGTGGATAATTCCAAGACTGTTTCAACAGCCACTTCATTGGCTTTGGCAACATCATTGATTTGGTCGGCATACTTTAATGCGGTCATGCCAACGGCAGTTAATGACGCGCCAGCAACCGTGGCAAATTGTTTCAAGGCATTATTAGCGATGCCTAAGTTTTTGTTGAACTCCGCTGTATCAAGTCCTAAAACTACGCCTAACCTTGAAATAATTGACATTATCTAACCCTTTTCAAACTTACCTAAATCAAACCCTTGCGCCTGCGTCATAAATAATAACAGGCTGTCATTAACGGGCAATTCTTCATCATCATAAATGTAAGCATAGCAATTACCTAATATGGATTTTACAGTATAAGGTGGCGTGTTTGCACCCCTTAAATAATTAAAAACGCCAGCAGTTAAACTTGCTGAATTTTGCAACAATCCATGATTACCTATAACGCCATCCGCATACATAACCATGATTTCAGACATAGTTATTTCATCTAATTCGGCAATACTATCTTGCGTGTGTCCGTTGAAAATCATTGCCGCCTTAACTTGCGTTCGCAACGAACCTATTACTTTTGGCGCGTTTCCTTATAGTCGGTGCTGATTGTTTCCCTGATTTTATCTAGGAATTGCAGTTGCACGGCAAACGGGAAATCTTCTTCAATGTCGGCATAAGTTAAATCTTCAAGGCTTGCACCTGTTTCCGGTATAAGCAATTTCATATATTCAACAATACCATGCTGAACGCCAGCCTTTGTCTTTGCTGTTTCGCGCATTGAACGCCCGTCAACAATTACATCATCATTGGTAAATTCAACGCCATCGGCTTTGTTGTCTTTACTGTTACGCAAGTTAGTTGTGATTTCTTGAAAAATCTTTTCAACATCATCTTCGTTTGGTGTTTTGTAATAAGCAAATATGGCTTCTATTTCACCGGCTGTTGGAACGCGAACCTTAAAAGTGTGGTCGCCCAAAACGAATGTGCGCGTAAGAATTGAAAGTTTGTTTTCTTGATACTTGCTACCTAAAGCATTGCCTAATTTACTCATATATTTTTCGCCTTATATTGTTCTATCTTTTGTTTTAAAATTTCGCCAAGCCTTGATATAACTATGCCGGCGTTTGATTCTAATGCTGGTCGCATAAATGGTTGTGCCGCCATTTTAGCCGTTCCAAATTCATTGGCTATTGCGCGACCATCATAAATTATGCCTTTGCTGGCATAAAACTTTTTGGCTTCTTTTCTTTTCATTCCTACGGTTTGTTTTTTTAACTTCTTAGGAATTGGTTTTGTTGTAACCATTGCAATGACGGAATCAGTCTTTGAAACATAAAGCGAACGCTTGTCGTTTCTAGTTGGTCGCCTTGCAAAAATTGCCAATGAATTTTTTAAGTGAAGACCTGTGTGGTCAGGCGAATCGTCATAAGGTGCGTCTTTTTTTGCCGCAGTCAATACGGTTTTCATTGCTTCTTTTGCCGCTGGAATTAGAACTTTTGAACGGGCTTTTTTATCGCCAATTTCTTCTTCCAATAACCTAAACACTTCAAGCGTTTCGCTTAATCCGTTGATTGCAAACTTGGTTGTGTTTGTGCTTCTTGACATTATCTAACCTTAATGAAGCCTTGGTAAATCGCATCGTTTAAGTCTTTGACATAATCAACAACATCCTGTGGCGACATCTTATCCGCATGGTGCTTTGCAATTTCATGCACTAAGTTTATGCCAGTAACGCGCTGTTCAGAAAAGCCAAACCAATCCTTTTTTTCACTTGCCATTTTCATAACAAGGAAACCAAGTAAATCGCTGTTCTTATTTATTTCTGTCATATCTTATCCTTTAAAAGCCCTGCAAGTTTCCAAGCAGGGCTGACTTCATTATGAATTTGACCAACCGTATTGATTGCCGCGTGGGTGAATAGTAAATAAACACTTGGCTTCAGCACCTACCGCTGAATCAATTTGGAAGTTTCCTACACGCGCATTGAAGGCATAAGCAACGGTGTTTGTGCCATCATAAGCAGAAACAACAAATGTCCTATCAACCGTGCCGTTGTATGAATCAGCGCGGATTTGTAACAACGCGGCATCGGATGGATTCCAAGCGGCTGTAATAGACATTGAAGTTGGTGCGTTTTGAACTGGTATCTTATCCCCTTGGCGACTGCCTGCAACGCCGAATGAAGCAACCGCATCATCCGCGCCGAATGCTGGAACATTTTCAACCGGAACTGCCATGCCAGCCGCGCCTGTGCCACCTGCCGCTGTGCCAACGATTGTTGCAACTTGGGCTGTCCATATAGCCAAGTTTGCTGTTGTGAATGGTGTTGGCGTTGCCGCTGACTGCATCCATAGTGCGGCTGAAAAGCCGGGTAATACTTTGTTTGGTAATGCCATGTTATATCCCCTTAATTAAGCGTTGTTTGACCAACCGAATTGGTTGCCACGCGGATGGATGGTGAACATACATTTCGCTTCAGCACCAACGGCAGAATCAATTTGGAAATTACCTACGCGACCATTGAACGCATAGTAAACAATGTTTGTGCCATCGGTTGCGGCAATAACAAAGGTGCGGTCAACTGTGCCATTGTAAGAATCGCCACGGATTAACAATAACTGCGCGTCAGATGGATTCCATGCCGCAGTAATTGACATGGATGTTGGCGCGTTTTGCACCGGTATTTTGTCGCCTTGGCGTGAACCAGCAACACCAAATGAAGCAACAGCATCGTCAGCACCAAAAGCAGGAATGTTTTCTACTGGAACAGCATTGCCTGATATTGCGATTGGTGAAACGCTTGCCACTAATGAAAGTTGCGCTACTGTCAACGGTGTTGGCGTTGTTGTTGGTTGCATATATAGGGTTGCACTAAAACCCGGTAATACTTTATTTGGTAATGCCATGATTAAAATTCCTTTTAAATAGTTAAAAATTTCTGTCTTATTATGCTGGAATGTCTAATGTGCAATCCAAAAATACATTAAACAAATCAATTTCATCATCATATCCATGATACAACATTTGCACATCAGCTTTTGATATATTAAACCCATGTGCTGTGCCAAACATTCCTGAATAGCCATGTAATGATTGAAGTAAAGTATTGGTTAATGCCAATCCATCTGCCATCCCAGTTTGCAAATTAGAAGTAAAAATGCTTATTTGAAATATCGGTCTATCAATACCTTTATTAGTTTGATAACCTGTATAAACATCTTGATGCACATTTCTTAATTGCCATGTAACAAACTTTGGTTGTGTTGCAAAATTACGATTAAACAATGAATACACAGGGACAGGTGAAAATATACTTGTCAACTGTTCTTGTATTGCTTGCGCGTATTGCGTAATGTTGTTTTGTGCAGTCATCTTATACCTTAGTTGCTGGGTCGCTTCTATAACACATAACTGTTACTGACATTCTATCATTTGCTTCAATTGCACTTGTAACACGCCAATCTTGACCATTCCATGTGAATGAATAAAGATTTTGATTAATAACCACATCTCTTAACCAAGGTGTGTAATTGAATTTAAACTCAATTAAATCAGAATATATCCGATATTTTTCCGAAATTGCCACAGAATTTCTTACAGATGAAACCAATGGTCTGCTTGTAAACTTCTTTGTTATTATCGTGTTGCCTGAACCATAGCTGTCAACCGCAAATGTCAGCGTGTTTACATCTACATTTTCAAACCGTGCTATTGCCATGTTTAACCCTTACATTACCAAAGGTTTATAAGGGCGCAATAATGTATCAACGCCAAACGGTATTTTTTGTAATGCTGTTGATGTTGTATCGCTTCTATTGTTATATAAATGCGTTAATAACAACAAACCAGCCTGTTTAATCACAGGATATTGCGACAATATACTTGGGCTTACAGTATATTCAACAACAATTGGCGATGTTCTAAATGTGCTTATATTAGATGGGATTCCATCAGTTACAATCACTTTGTTGCCAGTTGCATCATAGTAATAAGTTGAAGTCGCTAATGTTTCAAGAGTGCTTGGCGTGTTTGCATTATAAAATTTAACGCTGTTAATAACAGTTGCGTTTTGGGACACTTCAGGCAAATCTAAACATAATGGAGTGTTGTATTGTGAATTTATTCCGTAATAAGTGCGAAAAGTAATTGGAAATATAGGCATTCCCAAATAGTCTTCAATGTGCATACGAACTGCATATTCTAAACTTTGCAAATAAGCATCTTGCGATTCATCTTGAAACAAGTTTAATTGATTAGTTATTTCATCAAGTGTTAGCCAACTTGTATTTAAGGCACGGTTTATCTGTTCAATTTTTTCATAATTGAATGGATTGCGTGTCGCTGAATATGCAACTTGTCCGTATGTGGTATCACTCATTTTTAAACACCTTTTAAGAACACACCGGCGAATGGGTCGCGCACGGAACTTGCCATTCTTTTTTCCGCATAAATAACTACCGTGCCTGGCTGTGTTTGGTCAAAGCGTTGAATTGTCATTTCTTCGCCATCAACGATGGTTATAAATCTATCCCAGTTTGCTAATACCAATGGAATTGCACCAACAGCAGGGGCGGCTAAATATGGGTTTGGAATGACAGGGAAACCAAACATATAACCAACAGCCGCGCCATCATCATCGCCAACTTCTAAGAACAAAGGCAAACCGGCAGTATTTTTTAACTGACGAATTGAATTTATTAGGGTTGGGTGAATGTGCCATGCAGTTGAAGGCAATGACCAGTATTGTGCTGGCAAGGCATTTACAATGTCAGTAACCATGTTGTAATCAATAACGGTTACGCTGTGGCTAATTGTTTTAATAGTGTGCAAACCGTTTGTTATGGCTGTTCCACTTGTGCCGTAAGCGGCAGTTGCGCCTGTTGTATAGTTTACAAAACCACGCAAACCATCTGTGCCACCAGTTGTTAATGTTGTTGAACCTGATTGGTCATCATTGATTGCCATTGATGCGGCTTCAACAGCAGAAAATTCAAGCATTAAATCTTGAACAACCGCTTCTTCTAAATTATTAATGTCATCTAGCACCGCGCTACGAATTGGCAACTGTGCAGATATAACGCGCATTGGCAACTGCCAAAACGATGTTGCAATGTTTGGTGAACCGCTGTTCGGGTCAACTGTATAGCCAAATGGGTTTGTCGCGCTTGTTGCATTACCAGTTTTCGCAACGAATTGTGCGGCAGAACCTTTGCCAACAACTTGGCGTGAACCTTGACGAAAAGGATTTGCATAACGCAATGCGGCAAAAGCATCATCAAAATATGTTTTACCACCAATGCCTAGACCACTTCCTGTTAAATCGGATGCTTCATTTACTTCTATTTTTTCGGAAAAATTGACCACCGACTTACCATCAATCAATGCTTCCTTAATACCTTTTAAAATCTGTTCAGTCTTCATGGTTTTGATTCCTAAAAAATTAAAAAAAGGGGATGGGCTTTCCACCCCCAATTTTCACCGATGTTATGGTTTTGTTACTGTTGCTGTTGAACGGTAGCGAATAATGGCATTCGGGTCCACGATGGAGTTAGCAAGTCGTTTTTCGCCGAAAAATGTTATTGAACCGGGAAGTGTTTGGTCATAGCGGCGCAATACCATATTCAAACGGTCAACAATTGCAAAACCGCGTTGCCAATCACCAAAATACATTGGATACAGACTTGCTGTGCTTGCTGTTGAAGCAATTGATGGAACATCCAAGTATTTGTTGACTACAACATCAAAACCAAGCAATGAACCAACAATGCCATCTGTGCGTGATAAACCATCAACATAGATTGGACGACCTTGTAAATCTGTCAAACCACGAATTGCTTGAAGCAATAATGGGCTAACAACAAATTTTGCTGATTCAGTCCAGTATTGTTGCGGCAATGCGTAGATGAAATTTACAACATCTTTATAAGTAATGTTGTTTGCAATTGTGTTGCCGTTGGTTGTCAATTGGTCATAAGTTGCAATGTTATGCAAACCAGCAGATGAACCTGTGCCGCTTGAACCAAATGATGCTGTTGATGTTGTTCCGCCAGTAAAGGAGGCATTAGCACCAGGATATTGGTTTAAACCGCGTAAGCCGTTTGAACCGCCGTATGGTAATGATGTTGCACCTTGGTCATTATTCTGCACCATGGAAAGGGCTTCTGCCTGACTGAACTCAACCATCATGTCTGATACTAAGTTTGCTTCCAAACCATCAATATCATCCAATGCCGCTGTTCTAACTGGGAAAGCCACATTCAAATCTTGCAATGGCAATTGCCAAATGTTCATGGACTCTGTTGTAGAAGCAGTATTGTTATTTAATGGATAGCCCCAAGCCGCCCCTGCATCGCCAACTTTTGCGCGGAATTGGTATACAGAACCATCAGTTGTAACATTACGACCAACACCACGCAATGGGTTTGCAAGACGCAAAGCAACAAATACAGGGTCATAAGCTGTGCGACCACCAATGCCGTTACCTGAACCGGTTAATGCTGACGCTTCTTGCATAAATGCAGATTTTTCTGATTCGTCAGAGAACATTTCCAATTCTTTTTCATGGCGTGAATTGCCTTTGACAAAAGACGCTAATGCTTCACGAACGCGTTTGTTTACATCGCGTGTAACAGTTTTTTCAAGTTTGATGATAGATGGTGCTTTAATATCAGCAACTTTTGCTTCTAAAGCGGCAACTTTTTCAGCAAATTCTTGAGTTAATTTTTCTTCAATTGCGGCCACTTGGGTCGCAACCGCTTCGTTCACTTTTGCAATTTCGGCAGTTTGTTCTGCTTGGATTGCGTCAAGTTTTTCAATGATTTCTTTTGACATGATTTATCCTTTAATTCTTTGGTTAAGTTTTTTTAACAAATCGCGTTCCGCAAGTGCGGCAAGCAATTCGCTGTTGGCGGCTTCCGTTTCAGAATCACTCCGAACCGTGTCGTTTTCAAGAACAATTGTTTTATCAGCATCACGCCGACTTTCCAATACGCCCTTGAATACAGAAACGGCAACCGCCGCGTTCTGTTTTGAAACCCCTGCATCACGCAAGGCAGATTCCAAATTTCTTGGGTTAATCGTGCCATCTACTTCAAGGCATGATTCTAGTTTTTTAATGTTTGCTTCTAGGTTGTTTGGTTGCATTACAATGGACACTTCACGCAAACCACCTTTGGTTATTTGAAAGTAACCTTCGTCAGTTGGGCTTCCATTCGTAAATGGATTGCCTGCTTCGTCTACCATTTGATATTCGTCAGCATATGCACCAACTGAAACGCCACCAACCATGTTAGGGCTTTCTTTCATAATGGTATACAAATCACGACCAGCATTTGTATTAGTAAATAAACGACCTGAACCTGACATTCCTTTGTCATCAAATTCAAATGAAGTCCACTCACCAACTGGCATTGATTCATCATTGTGTTGGAAATACATCGGTAAAGGCTTTCCTGACGCTTCCATGACTTTGGCCCAGTCCATGAATGGTTCAGCCTTATAATTAAATTTGCGCCCGTCTGCGCCTTCCCTTGCGCCCCATGTTGTAAATTGCGCTTCAATTGTTCCACACATTTCTGCTTCATCGGCACTTATGCCTAATTCAACTTTTGATTCAAATAAAAATTTAATGTCTTTCATGGTATCCCCTTAATTTATGCTTTGCCTGCTTGACCTGTTTTGCCAACACTTGATGTGTTGCCGCCACCGCCAGTATCTTGTGGGCTTGTTCCTGCAATAGGTGTTGCAGGCTTGCTAGTATCTTTTAATTCATCTCCACCAGTTTTGTTTGGCTTGCCTAAGTATTCACGCGCTTCATTTGGTGTAAGTATGCCATTAGTAACGCCAGCAACTGCCCAATTCATTTGGTCAAGCGGTGCGCCTTTTAAAAAGTCATCAGTTTGAAATTCAATGCAAAGATTTGGATAACCTTGCAACAAACTAGATTTTAATTTTTGTTGTATATTTACCAATAAAGGGTAAATGGCTGTTTTATAAAATTCATCAATAACTGTTTGTGAATTATTAAATTTGCCATCATCAATTCCAATCATTTGCGGTGGTACACCAAACAAACCACAAATTCGTTTCATAGTCTGCATTTTAAGCGTTGCGGCATCCGCATCTTGCAATGTTAGCATTTTGATTGATTCGTAAACCATCCCGTTGTCTAGCAACATGGATTGACCAGGTTTGCTTAAATCGGTTTGTTTAGAACCCATCATGCTTGACCATGCTTCTTTTAATCTTGACGCTATTTCTTTATAGCGTGAATCAGGAATTACTTGTTCTGTTCTAAATATGCCTGTAGGTTTTGCACCATTTTGCATAACAAAGTTAGCATACAAGTCAATGTCTTGGTCAAGACCAACTAATTCAGTTGCCAATATACCCTTGTTGAATGAACCTGAACCTTGCCAAGCCGCATCCATAACATGAAGAATTTGATGTGCTTTTAATGGCGCGTCTTTACTAAAGCCATAAGTTGGGGTTGATAGTCTATAAGCAGGATAACGAGTTTCAGTTAATTGTGCTGTAATAAGCGTTGAATCAAGAATATACATTTCAAGCGGCGTCTGCAAAACTTGGTCTTGGTCTTTGCGCCATAGTAATGTAAATGTTTCACCAGCCAATTCATGCCACATCATAAACTGATACCAGTATTCGTATTGGCTTTGAAAATGATTAGGGTTTTGTAGCAGACTAGCAACAGAACGCGCTTTTGCTTTATCACGGGCTGAAACATTAGGGTTTGTGCAAGCATCAATCAATGTGCCATCATCGCCATAAGCCATAATTTTAATTGGCAATTGTGAAACTGCGCGGGATTTAAGACCAATGCAACTCATGATAGTGCTGTTTCGGGACAGCATGGACATATCAACGGTGCGCCCTGCTTCAGTAACGCTTGATGTTGTTACATATAATAATTGATATGCGGCAGATGTAGGATAAGAATTGGTGTTGCGTAAGACATTGTTACCAAGGGCTGTTTGCCCGAAAAGCGTATTGCTTTCATTGGCGTTTGATTGCGATTTTCTTTTGAATATATCTAAGATTGCCATGCTTATTCCTTAAATGCTTACGCATAATCAATTATATCTTATATTATAGGAATAAGAAGTTTGCACTTATTTTAATTCTATGTTAAAGAATAATTAGATTTTATGCAATATGTTTTTTAAAAACTTCTAAAGCCAAAGTTTGATGAAATTGGATGGTCTAATGCACAATGTATTGCAATAATTAAAGCAATTACTCCATCAACCTTTGCAGACTTATCTGCTTCATTCTTACGCACCTTGATGTTTCCGTTTACATCCACATAACATTCGCTGTTAGAAATTTGCCAACCAACAAAAGGATTGCCATTATGTCTAATGGCTTTTGACAATATCATTTTTTCTGTATGCTTTGATGGGTTGCTTAATACAGCCATGCCTTGTCCAACCTTTTTAACTGGTATTCCTATTTCATTCAATCGGGCAATAAGACTTGCCGCATTATAGGCATCATACCCAACTTCTTTAATGTCATAGATTTCAGCTTGCTTTTTAATATAGTCTGAAATTTCTCTGTCATCCATTACATTGCCTTCGGTAATTTGTAAAATACCTGAACGAACCGCTTGGTCAAATATATCCCGATAGTGTGTCGGCACTAAAGCCAGTCCATCTTCAGGCAAGAAAAATTTAAAGTCAGCATAAAAATCTGTGTCGCTATAACGCTTCAAAGTGCAGACAGCATTTAAGTCGCGTGTTGCCGCTAAGTCAAAACCAATGTAAACTGATTCAGGTTCGGGCTTGTCATCGCCTACGCTGTCATCCCAATACTGTCTATCAAGCCATGCTGTATTAGCAGACACATAAATGTTTAATGTCTTGCATAGAAATTCATTTAATGCGGCTGGTTTTAACTTTGCTTGTTCGCATCGTTCTGCAATTGCTTCTTGATATATGCTAATGCCGTGCATAGGGTTGGCTTTTGCCCATGTTGTCGGGTCGCGCCAATCATCTTGTGGGTCAAGACCATACAATAAACCAAACCAATGCGGATTGTCTGCGGCATCGCCATTAAGCATTGATTCAAACATTTGCAAGTCTTCGTAAAACTTTGTGTCCTTTGTAAAGCTGGCAGTCGTAATGTAAATGCGGAGAGGATTTTTACGCGCCACCATTCCTGAATGTATTACTTCTATGGAATTGCGGTCCACGATTTGGGCTGCCTCATCTACTATGGCGCAACTGGCATTTTTTCCATCGCCTGACTTTTTATTGTCGCGAGATAATGCTTTAAACATTGACTGCAAATCGCCAGTTTTTTTAATTTCGTATTTGCTAACATCAAACACATTCTTAACTTCTGTTGGCATATTATCAACAAAACCCTTGGCGGCATCAAACACAATGGTTGCTTGTTCGCGATTGGTCGCTAATGTAAATACTTCAGCACCTGCTTCACCAAACTGCAATTCGTAAAGACTAATGCCTGCAGTAAATGTTGACTTGCCTGCTTTGCGTGGAATGAAAATAATAACATCTGTAACCATTCGCTTTTGATGGTCTTTCTTACTACGAAAACCATAGATGGCGCAAAGTGCAAAGATTTGAAAAGGTTCTAAGATTAGCGGCTTACCAGCATCCGCGCCCTTGGTGTGCTTTAGTGTTCCAAAGAATTTAAGAACATGGTCAACATGGTCTGCAACAAATTCATATTCCCAATGCTTGTCTTCAAGTTGATTTAAAAAGCGTTGACAGGCCAGTTTGACATTATTGCAAACAAGAATGTTGCCTTTGACCACATCTATTGCATAGAAAATCCCATCTTCTAATTTCATTTCTTCGTAACTTTAACGCCAGCCAATAAATCATTATAAGACCCTGTGTTGGTAGATGTTTTATTTAGTCTGCCTTTAGGTGTCAATCCCAATTCATTCATTAAAATAACAATCTTGCTTAATGTTTCTTTCATAATAGTGAAGTAAAGATTAGCACCTTTTGTTGAACCGTTATTATATTCAGCAACCAATCCTTCACGCGCCACACCTTTCTTTGCTTCAACATACATGGAAATTTGGTCAGCCAACATAGCAAGCAAATGCTTGTCTTGGTCAGCATCAATGCCATAAATTTCATACATGAAATCTGAAGTTTCTTTGATGAACTGACTTGCGTTCCATGAATCAGGATTTTCCAACCAGTCAGCTTGCGGTATTCGTGCGCGTATTTTTTCAGGCAACACAACCTCTTTGTCTGAAGACCGCACTATGCGTAGATTTGATGGTAATGTTTTTTTTGTCATGTCTTTTCTCTCTACCTCTCTTTTGAAAATCATTTTGCAAAGGATTGTG